CTTTAATACCGGCAACCCATTCGGTGATATTTTTGGAAACGCTGGACATCCGTTCGGTGATATCTTTGCACACATGCGTGGTGGACATCCTGGCATGCGCCGCAACAGAGATTTAAACATTCAATGTAGTGTTAGTTTTTTAGATTCATTCCAAGGAAAACAGTTAGAAGCCAATTATAGATTGCCTAGTGGAAAAAATCAAACTGTTGTTATCAATGTACCGGCAGGCGTACAACATGGAGATACTATAAGATATAGTGGATTAGGCGATGACAGCATTCCTGGTATGCCTCGTGGAAATTTAAATGTAACTATCTTAGTACATCCAGATCCTAACTACGANCGTAGAGGCGATGATTTATATCAACATATAGAAATTACTCCAATCGAAGCTATGATTGGTGTTAAGAAAAAAGTAAAAAATCTAGCAGGAACAGTTTTAGATTTAGATATCAGAGCTGGAGTAGATCACGGAACCGAATTTGCAAGTCATGGCACAGGATTTCCAAATGTAAATACAGGAATGAAAGGTCGATTTGTAAGTGTAATTAAGATCGTTTCTCCCGCAGTAACCGATCCTGCACTGGTTCAACAATTAAAAGATCTAAATGCTAAAATTAGTAACCGCTCCTAACGCTGTATTAAAAACTCCGGCAGAAGATTGGGATTTTAGTCAGCCCACTGACTCAGAACATCTTGCTCGGGAGATGATTGAGCTCATGCAAGCATCTAACGGCAGAGGTTTGGCCGCTAACCAAGTTGGTGTGCTTAAACGTGTTTTTGTTATCCAATTAGAAGGACACAATGGACCAACTGTAATGTTCAATCCGGTTGTTTTATTTGCCAGCGAAACTTTACAAAAAGGAGAAGAAGGTTGTTTGAGCTTTCCAGATCTTTGGTTGGAAGTAGAACGTCCTATGGCAATTGATGCCGAGTATCTTGACATAACAGGAAAAAAGTGTACAATATCACTTGTAGGCATTGACGCTAGGTGTTTTCTACATGAACTAGATCACCTAAACGGCGTTTGCTTTACTGACAAAATGAGTCCATTAAAATTAGCATTAGCAATTAAAAAACAAAAGAAAAGGAAACGTAATGGTTGAACCAAGTGATAACCTGCAAGCAGTATTTGAAAGAGCAATTGATACTGCTAAAAAACTACATCACGAATATTTGACAATAGAACATCTATTGGCGGCTATGCTAGCCGACGAAGGATTTGCTAATACTATTCAGGGCTTTGGTGCTAATTCAGAAGAAATGAAAAAAGACCTAGCTAATTATTTGCAAAATAAATGCTCTGAAATTACCATTACCGATGTAGTTGTTAAACCTAAAAAAACACAAGCGGTTGAGCGAGTGCTTAATCGTGCGTTCACACAGGTCCTGTTTAATGGACGTCAACGCATTGAACCAACAGATGTTTTCCTTGCTATGATCGGAGAAAAACGTAGTTGGGCTCAATACTATATCCAAAAAGCTGAAATTGATAAAGACAAATTCAATGACTTCCTAAACAATAACGTAGAAGAAAACGAAGAAGAAGGCCCTGGCGATAGTCAAGGCGACCGTGCGTTGGCGGCATTTACTAGTAATCTAAATGACCTAGTTACTAAAAAGAAAGTAGATCCGGTTATTGGCCGTGTTGACGAATTAGAAAACATTGCACTAGCATTAGGNCGTCGTAGTAAAAACAATGTGATCCTTGTAGGCGATCCCGGTGTAGGTAAGACTGCTATAGCAGAAGGCCTTGCCTATAATATCGTTAATGGTGCTGTTCCAGAATTCCTTAAAGATTACAAAGTCTATAGTTTAGATATTTCAGCTATGCTTGCTGGATCTAAATATCGTGGAGACTTTGAAGAGCGTTTCAAACACGTTATCAAGGCACTACAAAAGAAAGGCAAAACTGTCTTGTTTATCGATGAAGCACACATGATCAGCGGTGCTGGTAGTGCAAGCAATAGCGCCAACGACCTCGCTAATATGATGAAGCCTGCACTAAGCAAAGGTAACATTAAAGTTGTAGCATCAACTACATGGGAAGAATATCGTAAACACTTTGAAAAGGATCGTGCGTTAATGCGCCGTTTCCAACGAATTACTGTTGACGAGCCTACACAAGAAATGAGTATTAGTATTTTACAAGGTATTAAAAAGTACTATGAAACATTCCACAATGTTAAGATTCGCAACGATGCTATCCAAGCGGCTGTTAAATTGTCAGTTAAGTATCAAACAGACAAGAAACTTCCAGATAAAGCTATTGACTTGATCGATGTTGCTTGTAGTCGCTTTAACTTGAAACTAGCAGATGACAGAGTTATTGGCGAACGTGAAATTCAGTTTGAGCTTGCCAAGATGGTTCAAATGCCTGAAGAGAAGATTATGGAAACCGAAAGCAGTAATCTTGCCACACTACAAACTAATCTTGAAAAAGAAGTCTACGGCCAAAATATGGCTTTGACAGAAGTTGTAGATAAGATTATTGTTGCACAAGCCGGACTTAAGAGTGAAAACAAGCCTGTTGGATCTTTTGTGTTTATGGGCCCGACTGGTACTGGTAAGACAGAAACTGCTAAAGCATTAGCTAAACACTTAGGTGTTAAACTAATTCGCTTTGATATGAGTGAATACCAAGAAAAACACAGTATCAGCAAGTTAATTGGTAGCCCTCCCGGATATGTTGGGTTTGAAGAAAATGCTGGACAATTGATTACTGGTATTCAAGAATCACCTAACGCTGTACTGTTGTTAGATGAAATTGAAAAAGCACATCCAGATGTAATGACTGTGTTGTTACAAGTAATGGACAATGGGTTTATTACCGGAAGCAATGGTAAGAGTGCTGATTGCCGTAATTTAATTCTTATTCTTACTACCAATGCTGGTGCTCAAAGTGCAGAGAAAAATGCTATTGGATTTGGCTCGCAAGAAAAAGACTACAGTGATGCAGATTTGAAGAAGTTTTTAACTCCTGAATTCCGCAATCGTTTAGACGGTGTTGTTACATTTAACAAACTGGCTAAAGAAACTATGGTCAAGATTGTTAACAAGTTTATTGAAGAATTGCGAGATCAAGTCAAAGATAAAGGCATTAAAGTTAAGATTAACAAAGACGGTATTGAATGGTTAATCAACAAAGGCTTTGATACTAAGATGGGTGCTCGTCCGTTACAACGTGTTATTGATAAAGAGATCAAACGAGATCTTGCTAAGATGATGTTATTTGGCGCACTAAAGAACGGTGGAACTGCTACAGTTACTATCGACAACGACAAACTAGTACTTGTTGCTATTCCAAAGGAACCTAAAGTTCCATTGCTAGCAGACAGTACAATTAGCCTAGTTCAATTAGAAAATGGAGTATAAAACTACAAGATGTTTGTTTAGAGGCACATATCAGTACAAGATTGTACTGACGTGTGCTGGTTCTCAATGGTTTCGTAGTGGCGACATAACTAAGACCTTTGAAGAATTAAAAAAGATAAACTTAGGACAGGAAAAGAAATATCGTAATACTTCGATTAAAAGTCAAGAAGATTTAGATTATGCATTTAGCCTAGCTACCGCATTAAGTAATCTTTCAGACTATGATATACGTGTAGAAAGCCCATGGATCAGTATATATTCTAATAGTAAAAAGAATGTAGATGCGCTGATTAAATTAAACCCTGATAGGGTAAAATATGTTAGCCAGCCCGATCCTAATGCTAATTTGTCTATTGGCACAATAATTATGCCCAAGATGGATTATGATTATCGTATTACCTTGGGCAAAACTACACAGCCTAACCCTTCGTTTATCGAGTGGGCTGAAACTAGCAAAAAATGTAAACTTACTAAAAGTTGTGTTAGAGACTTAGGAAAACCGCGTAGTTGGGGCGGCACACACTTTTATATTACCGGTGATAACAATTTATTGCTGGCTAAAATGCACTTGGGCGGTAGCATTGCTAAAATAGAGCGCATCGTTAAAAGCTAAAGCGATAAATACTCTAACCGCAGAGTTTTCTGCTGATTTATTACTTTGGGCTTTAAAAATGCGAATGCAAGACTTATTAGAAGATAGATACTTTGATGATTCAAAGTTTGTTGCACACAAGGGCGATAAACGTGAAATCGATTATGATCTAATCGAAGATCTTATACACTTTATGCACAATGACGATCATGCCTACAGACGTCATATGTTTCCAGCCATTGCTCGTTGTATTGATAGTGTTGACCATAAAAAAGATACTAAACACAATATATTCGAACCAGCTGTAAAAAACAGCTATAAAATGTACATTGAAAAGTTTCCTATTAGAGAATTGCCCGATGATTTAGATGAAGAAATGTGTGAGCAAATCTGTAATAAATTACACGATGAAACTTTACAACATATACAAGACGGCATTTATAAGGATTAAATGTGCGTCTTAGAGAATTATTCCTTTATGAAGTAAAAGCTAAACCAGCTGCCGCAGAAGACGACAGCATGGAAAAATACGGCCGTCCATTTAACCATCCTGAGCATCTTGTATTTTTTAAAGGTGCCGCTGGTACATTAGAAGCACTTGGACACTTTAAAGAAATTGCTAGCGAAAAAAGTGGTAAGACTACTGTACGCCGTAAGTGGGATGGTAATCCACAAGTTTATTGGGGACGCGAAACTAAAGGTGGACCATTAATCTTAGCAGGACACAATCAATGGGGCAAAGGTGTTAAAAGCGAAAACCCACATGATGTTTATGATTTTATTGTAAACAAAAGTGGCAATGCTAAAACTCCAGAAGAAATAGAAAAGCGTAAACAATTTGCTACAAACTTTAGTAATCTATATCCATTGTTTGATGCGGCAACTCCTAAAGATTTTGTTGGCTTTGTTTATGCAGATAATTTGTTTGGTGTAGAACCTGCTAATCCTAAACGTCTAACACCGCCTACAAAAGAATATCCACAAGGTGTATGGGAGTTTAGTCCTAACCCTTTAAGCGATACAACATATCATGTGGATGCCGCTAGTGATCTAGGGCAACGTATTTCTCGAGCTCACGTAATGGTTGTAGGCCATGCAGAATTTCCTAGCTTTGGTGCTAGCGATAGAGAGCAAGTTCCTAAAGATAACTTTGATGAATTTAATCAAACTCCTGGACTTATAGTACAAGGTCCTATCTATACAGATGCCGCACCTGAAGTAGATATCAGTGCAGTAGACGGCATGATTGAATATGCAAATAAACATGCCGCAGTTATAGATGGATTTTTAGGTAGTTTACCGGATCCAGATAAGAACGGAATATTTTATCCTTTCTTTAATGCTATGAGTAACAA